ATGCACAAGTAACAGAAGTAGCTGAACAACCGAAAACGGCCAGTTCAGTAGTAACAAGTGAAAATTTAGCGGATTTTAATGCTGATAAATTAGGTTTAGCTTCCGAATCTAGCCCAACTGCGGCTGAAGTTGATGAAAATCCTTCAGAGCCAGCGGCCCAAGATGGAAAGAATGAACCAAAATTAGCTGATGATGAAGCGACCGGAACAGAAGAAAAGAAGCAAAACCCAAAGTTAGAAAAGCGGTTTTCTGAACTAACCAAGGCACGTAAAGAAGCAGAAGCGCAAGCGGCTGAAGAACGTACCAAAAGGGAAGGTTTAGAAGCCCGTTTAGCGGCATTAGAAAGCGTTAAGGCACCTACCCAGGCACCTGAAAGCAATCAAAAGCCAACGCCGGACAATTTTAAAGATGCTTTTGAATATGCAGAAGCATTAGCAGATTGGTCAGCGGAACAAGCATTAGTAAGACGTGAACAGGAAGTAAAGCAAAAGGAAGTTGAAGCTAAACGTGAAAAGGTTATTTCAACCTGGCAACAAAAGCTTGAAGCGACTAAAGCTGAATTACCTGATTACGAAGATATGGTGGCATCAAGCACCGTGACGGTAAACGACACAGTACGTGATGCGATCCTTGAAAGTGATGTAGGGCCAAGAATCCTATATGAACTAGCAAGTGATGACGAAATGGCTGAAAAGCTATCCACTATGACTACTTCTAGTGCTTTAAAACTTATTGGGAAGCTGGAAGCGCAGTTTGAAAAGACTGAAGCACCAGCGAAAGCGGAAAGAAAATCTGTTGCGGCGAAGTCAAATGCACCTGAACCGATCCGACCATTAAGATCAACCGGTGGCGTAGCTGATGTTGCAATAGATGGTGAAAAACTATCATTTCAACAATGGAAAGCTGGCCGGCTTGCTGGAAAGATTAGATAAGGTTAAACCTAATTTAATTTTTAAGGAAATATCATGTCAAATAATTTATTGACTATTAGCAAGATCACCAACGAAGCGTTGATGGTCCTAGAAAACGAACTTACTTTTACTGGTGAAGTTGACCGTAACTATGATGACCAGTTTGCAGTAGTTGGCGCAAAGATTGGTCAAACCGTGAATGTACGCCGTCCTGGACGTTTCGTAGGTGCCGTAGGCCCACAATTGGTAGTTGAAGATTTGAACGAAACTTCTGTACCAGTTACATTGTCAACCCAGTTCCAAGTTTCAACCCAGTTCACAACACAAGATTTGGCATTAAGCCTTGATATGTTTAGTGACCGTGTATTGAAACCAGCTATTGCTACTATTGCCAACAAAATGGACCGTGATGGTTTGTTGATGGCTAAAAACAATACTGCAAACATCGTTGGTACTGCTGGTACTGCACCAACTGGTTTGATCACTTACCTGACTGCCGCCGCTTATTTGGATTCTGAAGGCGCACCACGTGATGGCCGCCGTTCTGTAATCGTTGAGCCATTCACATCTGCAACTATTGTTGATAGCTTGAAAGGTTTGTTTGTTCCAACATCACAGATTTCTAGCCAATATACAAAAGGCTTGATGGGCCGTGATTCCGGTGGTATGAACTGGCGCATGGATCAGAACGTTGTTTCACAAACGTTCGGTTCTTATGCTTCAGCAACATTGTCATGCAACGTAACAACTGCAACTGGCTTCCTATCAAGTGGTTGGGCTTATTCAAGCAACATTACTATTGGTGCTACTTCTGCGGCCGCTACATTGAACCAAGGCGATACATTCACAATCGCTGGCGTTTATGCAGTTAACCCACAAAACCGTCAGACTTATGGCAATAAACTACGTTCATTCGTAGTTGCTTCCACAACTGCTATTGGTTCCGGTGGTACTGCTACTGTTACTGTTATCCCAGCAGTTATTACTGGTGGTCAGTTCCAAAACGTTAGCGTTACTTCAACTGGTTCACAAACTGTTACACCATTTAACAATACCGGTTTTGTTTCTGCACAAAACATTTTGATGCACAAAAATGCGTTCACATTGGCTTGTGCCGATTTGGAATTGCCTGAAGGTGTTCATTTTGCTGGCCGTGCAAGCGATAAAGAAATTGGTTTGTCAATTCGTGTAGTTCGTCAATACACCATCAACAACGATAGTATTCCTACTCGTTTAGATGTTCTGTATGGCTGGGCACCTTTGTACCCTGAACTTGCTTGCCGTATTGCATCGTAATTAATCGTAGGGGGTAAAACCCCTACTTTTTAAACTAAATTTAAGGAAATAATCATGGCAAATCCAGGCCCAGCAGTAACGATTTCAAACCATCCCATCCAATTAGGAACCAACCAAGCTATTCGTTTGTTGGCTTCTTACCAGGGTGTTAACGTAAACGCAACTGGCGATACCGTTCTTCCAATTTTGGATACCGGTTCTTATTCAGTTTCTAACGTTATTTTCACTAACGCATCAACAAGCTTGACTACTGCATTAGCTGGTGTATTTACTGCACCATCCGCTGGTGGTACAGGCATTGTTGCTAATGCCGCATTATCAGCATTGACCGGTGCAACTGTAGTAAGCCAACGTACTGTTGCTTCTACTGCATCATTAAGCGGTCCAAACCTTTACGTAAACGTTGGTACTGCACAAGGTGCGGCCGCCACTATGGACGTTTTCGTTTATGGTTACGATCTAACATTCCTACCTTAATAGGGAATAGGAAATAGTGAAGAAAGCCACCCCCATGAAGGGTGGTTTTTTTCCTTTTTAAGCTTATAATTAATCATCCTCATTTAAGGAAATTATCATGTCATCTACTACCGTTACACGTGGCAATTCCCACGAAACGTTTTATATCCAGCCTACATTAGCCCCAGTTTCAGTTGCCGCTAATACAACCGCTACACAAACCTTTACCGTTCCTGGCTTGCTAACAACTGATATTGTTAATGTTATTGGTTTACAAGGTTCACAAATTGCCGGTATTGTTACTGCTGAAGCTGATTGTTTAGCTAATAACGTATTGACTATTCAATTTGGTAATTTAACTGGTTCAGGCGTAATTCCTTCTACTGGCGTTTACTCTATTGAAGTTATTCGTCTTGAAGGCCCAGCCCCAGTTACGGCGGTGTAATCATGGCCATTACTAACGTATTACGTCCTATTGGCCCTACAACTGCCGTAACAGTTTCGGGAACTTCATCTACTGCGGTCACTATTAGTGCTTCAGGCAACAACCAAATGGACTATTGTGCGTTTTTAAATACTGCTTCTACACCGGTGGCGATTACTATTGCCCCGGTAGTAAACGGTGTAGGTACTGCTGGAGTATCGGCTTTACCTTCCGGAAGCACAAATAACACAATAGTTTTAGGTGTTTCTATGCAAATGCCAATGGTTATTGCGGTGCCGCAAACATTTTCTGTTACCGCAATTGGAACGTCAGGTAGCTTATATATAACGCCAGTTGGCGATCAATCGTAAGGATTTAAAATGTCATCAACCAATCAAGTTGCAAATACTTTAACTGCACAAATTGTTCCCGTACAAGCTTCATTTAATGCGGCTGGAGTATGTACCGGCTTGATTGGCCAAGGTGCAGTATTTTCCCCGCCATTAAGCGGCAATACAGAAAATCCTTCTACTTTATCTTTAGGTGGAAATTTAGTAATGTCATCAACTGCGCCTACTATTGCTTCAGGATTCGGTACTTCACCAACTATTACTGGTGTAAATACTGCGGCATTTAAAGTAGTAATTGGTACAGGCGGTGCGGCTGGTGGAACAATTACTTTACCAGCGGCGGCTAATGGATGGGTAGTTCAAGCTTTTGACGTAACTGCTGGCACAACATTATTTTTGCAACAAACAGGAAGTACAACAACTTCTTTTACCGTAACAAGTTTTAGCATTACTACTGGTTTAGCCGCAAATATGACGGCCGGTGATGTAATCTTGTTTATGGCAATGGCTTATTAATTAAGGGTTACAAATGACCAACCCATCTAATTCTGCGGTACAGAATTTATTACCAGTTCAAGCCTACTTTAATTTAGATGGGTCTTTTAATACATTTATTGGTCAAGGTGTACCGTTTTATGCAACTGCTAATCCAGTTCAATCAGGGTTAACCATTACAAATAGTACGTTAAATAGTTCACCTATTGGTTCAACAAGCCCTTCAACGGGTGTTTTTACTAATATTTCAACTACTACCGGCACAGTTTCAACTACTCCTACCGGAACATTAGATTTAGCAAATAAAGGCTATGTTGATGCAGTAGCCCAAGGATTAAGCTTTAAACAACCAGCCATTGTTAGAACAATTGGCAATATTACTTTGTCAGGATTGCAAACTATTGATGGCGTAACTGTTGCCGCTGGTGATCGTGTGTTAGTAATTGCACAAACAAGCACCCCTACAAACGGTATTTATCTTGCATCCGCTGGCGCATGGTCACGTGCCCCTGATGCAGATACATATGCTGAATATTTAGCCGCTTATTTGTTTGTTTTACAAGGAACATTGTGGGCCGGTTCTGCTTGGGTATGTACCAATCAACCTGGCGGTACATTAGGTGTAACGCCAATTACCTTTATCCAGTTTTCAAACAATGCTATTTATACCGCTGGAACTGGTTTAACTCTTACAGGATTTACATTTAGCATTACTAATACAGGCGTTTCTGCGGCAACTTATGGTTCTGCTACAACTTCTGCCGTTTTAGCAATAAATGCACAAGGTCAAGTTACTTCTGCATCAAATTCAACAATTACACCAGCCGTAGGATCAATTACTGGTCTTGGAACTGGTGTAGCTACATGGTTAGCAACCCCAACTTCTGCCAATTTAGCGGCCGCAGTTACAGATGAAACCGGTACTGGCGCATTAGTATTTGCCAATGGTCCAACACTTATTGCCCCAGCCCTTGGAACTCCAGCAAGTGGCGTAGTAACCAATTTAACTGGTACTGCAAGTATCAATATCAACGGTTCAGTAGGTGCTACTACCCCTAATACTGGTGCATTTACTACTATATCTACCAGTTCTACTACCAATACAACGCCAGTTTTAAGCTTTAATGCAAGCAATTCAGCATATTCCGCTGGTGCAACAAT